TTAGTTTTAAGCAACTATTGGACTGTTGCAAGTTCAGAAATTCAAAGAGGTTATAGAGCTCAACATAATTCAACAACGGTAATAGCTGAAAATATAGCAGCTGGAACATTGATAGGTACTGCTACTGCTGTTTCTGTTACAAATACATCAATGCAAACTAAAAAGACACGTTTGAAAATTGGTGTATCAACTCCAGCTGCAAACGGGCAATGTGGCTATAGGTCAACTTCTGCATTCAATATTATAGATATGGGATGGAGAATGTGTGTGGGTTTTGGTATTTCAGATACCGCTTACAATTCAGGTGCTAGACAATTTTATGGAATGACTTCAAACACTGGTTCGTTAGGTTTAACATCTGGTGTAACAGTTGAAAGTTTAACTAATATTGTAGGAATTGGTTCTGATGCTTTAGACACTAATTTACAAATATTTCACAATGACGCTACTGGAACTGCAACAAAAATTGATTTAGGCTCTAATTTTATAGCAAATAGAACCGCTGGTGCAGTTGCAACTGATTTCTTTGTTTTTGAAATGTATAATCCTTATAATTCTAACAATGTATATTATAAAGCTACTTCCTTAGAAAATAATGTAACAGTTGAGGGTACTATTACAACAAATTTACCGAGTAATACAACACCTATAACTATTCAATCTTGTAGAACTTCTGGAGCATCTTCAAATGCTTGCAGTTTTGACATTAGCCAATTAACTTTAAATTGTTTATCATGATAACAGTAATAACAGAAGTAAGAGGTGCTTATACTTATGTGGAAAGTAGCTACTCTAATATAATAAGAATAGGTAATGAAGTATTAAATGCTAATGTATCTGCCGAAATAGTAATTCAAGAAACAATAATAAATGATTACATTTAATTAAAATTAAAATATAAAAATAATATAATGTTAAAAATTTAACTAATTTTGTAATATGAGTACAATTAATATTAACGTTTCAAAGGTAGATATGGGATTGGATCAGGTAGATAATACTTCTGATCTTAATAAACCAATATCAACCGCAACACAAACCGCTTTAGATAATATAGATCTTCAAAGTGTAACAGACTTAGGAAATACAACTACTGATAACATTCAATTCAATGGTAGTGTTGGTGTATTATTAGACAATACTTCGACATTAAGAAAAGGTACTATTGATGCTGGCTACGGTGGTGCTAAAGGTATTGCTCAAATTTGCTCTGTTGGTTACGAATTGAAATGGGAAGCAGGTAGGCTTTATGTGATGGGTGATGGTGGTACAACTATTAGAGAAGTATCTCATAATTTTACAACCACTCCAAGTGCTACGGACGATAATACAAAAGGCTTTATAGTTGGATCAAGGTGGATATTAGATAACGGAGATTTATATGTTTGTACAGATACAACAACTGCCACTGCGGTTTGGGTTTTACAAACTATTGACGCAAGTCCAACAGATGGAAGCACTAAGGCAGTTTCTTCTAATGGTGTATTTGATGCTTTAGCGTTGAAACAAGATATACTAAGCGGTGGAACAACTAACCGTTTAACAAAATGGAGCAGTTCATCAGCAATAGGTGTTTCATTAATTCAAGACAACGGAACAACCTTATCAATCGGTACTACTCCAGTCGCTAACAACCTATTTAAAGTATCTTCAAATTCAACAGATACAACTTTAGTTTCTGAAAATTCTCAGGCAACGGGTGTTGGTATCTCAGGAAGTTCAAGCGGTGCAAATGGTGTTGGTGGTTCATTCACTTCTACAAGTGTAACGGGTGTTAAGATTGGAGTTAACGCAAGTGCAACGGGAGCAGGTGGAACAAACAAGGGTGCTGTTTTTGGTGCAACTGGAGGAGCGACAAATTACTCTATTCAATTAACAGATGGAACAGAGGGAAGTGGAAAATTTTTAAAATCCGTTACTGCTAATGGTGAAGCAAATTGGGCGAGTATAGCAAATACAGACGTTTCAGGATTAGGAACTTTAGCCACTCAAAGCGGAACTTTCTCGGGTACTTCAAGCGGAACAAATACGGGAGATCAAACTTTCTTAAATGCACGAGTTCAAACAGTAACTTCGAGTGCAACAGTAACACCAACATCAACAAACGACTTAGTAATTATTACTGCTCAGGCAGCTGGTTTAACCTTAGCAAATCCAACGGGAACATTTACAGAGGGTCAAGCCTTAATGATTAGAATAAAAGACAACGCAACTGCGAGAACTATTGCATTTGATACTAATTATAGAGCGATAGGAGTTACACTACCAACGACAACTGTAATTAGTAAGACATTGTACTTAGGGATAATTTATAATGCGACAGATGGTAAATGGGATGTAGTAGGAACACCACAACAAGCATAATATGTATTATAGTTTAATAAATAGTATGAATAGAAGTGCTGGTTACACCGCACGAACAACCGCTTTCGCAACTGCAACGGGTATAACTGACACTACTATTTTAGGGGCTTTAAATACTTTTGATTTGGGGTTGATTTCAAATAGTTTAGATACTAAAATGTTGGCATTATATCCATTTTTAGGAGGAACTAGCACCACTTGTAAGTATAATTTTATGGATTCGAGAGATTTAGATGTAGCATTTAGGTTACAGTTTTTTGGTGGTGGAACTTTCAATTCGGCAGGATTTCTTCCAAATGGTACTAACGCATATGGTAATACTTTTTTTAATGTTTCAGGATTTCAAAATAATAATCATTCATCTATTTTTATAGCTACTAATAAGCTAGAAAATGGTTCCGATATGGGCGTTAGAGTACTTGCTAACAGCAATACAATAGGCTCTAGGTTTTCAGATGTAGCTTATATTGGTAACTTTTTAAATGGTCTTTTTATAACATTTACTAATACTAATTCAATCGGTTTTTATGTTAATACTAGAACGTCATCAACTTCTTTTAAAGCATTTAAAAATAATGCTTTAAAAGGTTCTGATACAACAACTTCAACTAATTTCTCAGGTTCAATTTATATTGGTGCTAGAAATGATAATGGAAACGGAGTGCCTGAATTCTATTCATCTAAGCAACTTTCTTTTTCTTCTATTGGTTATGGTTTAAGCGATTCGGAATCAGCTATATTTTATACTTTAGTTACTAATTTACAAACTGCATTAGGAAGATGATAGCAATTATAACACAACAACAGAAAGAAATTTTAATAGATAAAACATATGATGGTGTATGTTATTTCAATCCTATTCAAGATATAAATGATAATTGGGTAATTAGTGAAATTGAGTACTACTATTGTTTAGGTTTATGGTATTTAGATGAGTTACAAATTGACTTACAATTTATAACTACTTTAGAATTGAGAGAATATTTACCAAAACCACAAACACCTATAATATAATGTTCGATTTCTTAACACATATTAATCTACCTCCTTACTTACTATTTATAGTGATAGTTTTAGGAATATTAACTTATTACTTTCATAAGGATATAAGTAAATTAATTAATCGTAAAGAAGTGGAGGAAGATATAAAGGACTTGAAAAGTCATAATTTATTCAGTACTTTAGAAAGGGTTAAACAAGAAGCAATGTTTTTTAAATTCTATTCTCACGGAAAGTACGACGAAACAAAATCGAGAATGTCATCTGACTTTGTTAAATTCAAGTGCAATGTGTGTACAGATTCATTTGTTGAATTGCTAGATAAAGATTTGCATAAATTATCATCTCAGGAATTGAAAACTATTATACTTTCTGAGATGTGGAAAATGCACAATAATTATATTAAACAAATCAAATCTCATTGGTTAGACAGAGGTATTGAATTAAAAGATGTTGATTATGTAGTTGAATTATTTGAACGTTTCAGAAACGATGTAGTAATATCATTCCAACACAGAATTGATAGCATATTTTCTTGCGAATATTACAATACAAACTTTAAAAAAATACTTGCTTCTTATGATTGTTTCGCTTTCGGAATAGATTTACTACCAAAAGATTTACAAACGACATTTGAAAATATAAACGGAAGATTTACTAATATAAATTATAATTAATACAAATATGAAAGAGATAACAAAAAGATGGAATAGCCAAACACCTAGATTCTTTAAGAAATTAATCAATATAGGTATTGGAATAGGTATTATAGGCGGCGCTTTAATTAGTTTTCCAGTTACTGCGTCTGTGGGTGCTGTGTTGGTTACGGTAGGTACGACAGTTAGTGCTATATCGAAATTGACTAAACAATGATTTCGACTTTCGCTATATTGTTGGGGATAGTAGTAATATTAATTATTGAGCAAAATGAAAACAAGTCAGGTAGGAATAGATTTAATTAAATCTTTTGAGGGTTGCAAATTAAACGCATATAAATGTAGTGCTGGAGTTAATACGATTGGCTTTGGGAATACCTATTATACAAACGGCAACAAAGTAAAGTTAGGTGATAAGATAACGCAAGAAGAAGCAAATAAATTATTCTTAGACTTACTACCTAAATACGAAAAGACGGTCTTAGATGCGATTAAAGTACCGTTAACACAGAATCAGTTTGATGCCTTAGTTTCGTTCTGTTGGAATTGCGGAAGTTCAAAGACA